AAATCTTTGGCTGTTTTACTAAGACTCTGTGCTTTGTCCATTTTCTTTTAATTTTACTGTTATGTCAAACTTATCTGCCGGATACCCCATTTGACTAAGGAACCCCATCATGCTTTCAGTAAATAACTCCATAAAGAGTTCAATAGACTGATTACTTGGTTTACTGGCAGTAATAGCTGAAAGACATGCACCAGTACTTAGTGCACCCCATTCATCAGAATTTACATAAGGCTCTACTGTCTTTATAATTAAAGCAGCAGGCTTGGGACAATTAGTCTTCCATTCTTCAAGTGTGTGTTTACCAAACTTATATAATGTAATTAATTCCCCTAAATATTTTTTTGTGTCAACTCCCTTAAGGGCCTCAAATGCTACAGTAGCATTTTCTTTGTCTGCAGAACGCAGCATGTTTAATAAGTTTTTTGTTTCTTCTTTATCAAAAATCATATCAGTCTTCTATTTTTAAAGTTTTAATCATCCATTCTGTGGGTGTATTTATATTATCTAGCCATTCTTTTGCTGTAGGAATATAATTGTTACAGTCCTCTTTTACATGTTGTTCTCCAACATATCTTGTATATACAATTTTATTATCTGAATTTATAAAACTTGGCCCAAATGTCTTTTCACATTCAAATATACCCTCACTGTGGTGACGGAACATTCTGTGTTTAGAATGACCTATCCAAGCTTTAGTAGCATCAAACCATTCATGAATATGTAAGTACTCTTCTGGTTGTCCTCCCCACTTTCTAGCAGAGGATTTAGCATGTTGATATGGATGTGACATCAGTTTAAACTTTTGTCTATTAAATTACCTTCATGCTCATAAGATTCACTATTAGTAATGTAAATCTCATTGTAGATTTTGTATTTACCAGATGGGATCTGAACAAGCATTACTCCATAACCACCATCATTATTCCACCAATCCTCAATGTCATTTAGAATTTTCTCTTCAGCAAAGTTCTCTATATCTGCAGCTAAAGCTGAGTCAAGATGTTTTAAATAAAGAACATGTTCTCCATAATTTTGTAGATCATTAATTTCTATAAATGCATCATCTTCATCTTTGCTTAGCTCCATTGTTGTATATACAATATCATCAAGAGCACCACTGTCTCCACCACCTGAGTAAAATATTTTAATCCCAGTCACACCAAGGTCAGCCAACTTAAGTAGAAGGCCTGTTAAATCATTTTCTGTCATAACTATTTTGTTTTGTAAAATCTGCCAAGAATGTTGGCATTTAGATATTCTTCTTTTTCAAGCACCTCATATTTAAACTGGTGCTTTACTTCTTGATAAGTTAATTCCATAGCTGAGTAACATATCATTAAGATCTCTCTTTTGATAACAACTCCTGCTTTGTGAGCATCTTTAAGAGTCTTGTTACTACTATAGTACTTCATGAAGTCAGGTTTGAGCTCCCGGGTATATTTCTTTAACCTCTTGTCTGTAGACATAGCCAAAGCTTTTTTACCCATAGGTTTTTTAATATTAGCAAAGAAGTTCTTCTTACCAATATATGCAACAGACTTACCATCTATAATAGCAGTCATAATATAAATGAATCCAATACCACCTTCTGGTATACATGCTTCATCAAACTCTTTACCTTTATACTTCCAACTCATAATGCTTCTCTTAACAAAGGTAATAACATTCCTCTAGTTTTATCAACACCATGTTTTTCTATAGAATCAGATAGATCTTTCTCCAGAACCAAAGTAACATAATTAAAACCATACTTAAGCTTATACCTTTCAGCAGCTTTAACACCTGGCTCATCATTATCAAACAGTACTATTATGGTTTTATACCGTTTACTAAACTTGTTGACGGTAGATTCTGGAATCATAGTATTCTCACTGTCTGGTGCAATGCATTCTGCATTAACTATCTGTAGTTTTTGAAAAGCCATAAGATCTTTTAAAGAAGATGTAATAACTAAATAATCTTTCTTAAAAGTTAACTGATCAGTACCCTGTACATAATTTTGTACTTTAATAAACTTCTTGTCAGTATTCTTTGGCATATAGATTTTATACAAAGAGCCATCATTTCTAAAATAACCATACATATATGGCCTTTCAAACTTAAATGAAACTATAGTACCATCCAGATCTTTCTTTTCCATTGTGAAATGTTTCAGTGGAGATACATTATAATACTCAAGCAGTTTGGACCCTATTTTATATCTCATCCAATACTGTTGATCTAATGTATTCCAGTGTCTCATTTCATAATCAACAACCTTAAATTTATCATGAATTTTAAACTCTCTTTGCTCACATGGTTGGTTATTTTGTACAAATTCCTGATAATCAGAAAGAACTTTACTTGTTGCATGTGCTCTAGAAGGTAAATTAAATAATACTTCTACTAGCTTTAGACTATCACCTTGATTACCAGATGAAAAATCCTTGAACTTATAAAATCCAGAAGTTTTATCCATGTAGATACACATGGAAGGAACTTTATCTTTTGCATTAAATGCAGAAAGCATTTTTATATCCTGACCAGTAAGCTTTTCTTTAAGATTTAAATAATGTTCAAAGATCCATTCTCTAGGCACATCCTTTAAATCAGAAATTAAATTCTTAGTTGAAATCATAGTAATAGAATTTAAAAATTAGGGGAGAATCTTCTTACCCTCCCCTAATTAATTCATATTAATCTAAGGAAAAATCAGAAGATGTTTTAGAAGGAATAGTGAAATCATTATCATCACCAAATCCTTTTACTTCTTTTACTTCAGCTTTTCTTAAGTGAGTAGCTTCAGAATAAAACATTACTTTACCAGCTTCAATCTCACCATAAGCATACTTACCTTTTTCTGACTTTGGTAAATACATATCATAGTTAGTATATCCTGTCTTGCCAACATATTCTTTACCAGCAATACAGAATTCTAAATAATGTTCTTGAAACTTTGCAGTTTTATTAAATGCTGCTACTAAGTCCTCAATTGTTTCATGAAGACCATCCTGAGCAACAAACCACTCATTAATACCTAAAGTTTTACATAGGTTTTGTAAGAAGATCATAACAGATCTATCTCTCTGAATCTTAATTCCAGATTTAGTTTCTCCATCTGCAAATGCATACTGGCTAGCTTTAACTCTACCAATCTGACCTGCATGATGACCTTTGCTTTCATCATCTTTGTCAATCATGAAGCCTTCAAAGTCTTCAATTGGCTTTGTTTCTACATTTAAAATTAAATGCTTAGCACCATCAATAAACTGGAAATCTTCCAAGAAAATGCTATTAATTTTTAATACATGATTGCCAGGAGCAATTGTTTTTGGCATTCCTGAACCACTCTTTGCAGTTCCTAAATCAGTTGTACTTAATCCCATTGTTTTTTATTTTTAATTGTTATTATACATAAATCTTGTCCCAGTGAAACACTAGTTCACCTTTATCATTCATCTCAGAAACTACTATCTCTTCATTTCTTAAATGCTCTGGCCTTGCTCCACAAGTAACTTCTTCTGTGGTTTTAAATGATAGAATGGTCTTGTTACCTTTTCTATACATATAACCAATTGCATCAGCATTTGCACAAATTAAAGACTTAATTTTACCTGTCAAATCAATGTTTGCAGCTAATACCATCTCTCCTTTATCATCTACCTGCTTGTCTTTTATGTGACCAGATAAAATAATATGGGGAGCTAAAGTATCAATAAAATCTAAAACTTGAAAGAAAGCTTGTCTTAAATATAAATAGCCAGCACCATTAGGTAGAGACAATACATTATCTCCATCATAGTTCTTGCCCATACTAGTCTGACGGTAAAGCTTAATAGCCAATGGCATAACCATGTCTTCTAATGCTGTTACAGTGTCAATAGTAACATATTTATAAGGCTTACCTGCCTCTTTGATAGCTTTACCAGTTTCTAATAATTCTTGTAAACTAGTAATTGTAACTTTCAAAGCTTCTACATAATCAGCACCATTTTCTAGATCCATAATCAGATTATCTTCAAGCCCTGCAAAAGCGGTAGTTTTACCAGTTTTAGGCTTAGAATA